CAAAACGTCCTCCGGGCGGAGAACCCGAAGGTCGCAGGTTCAAATCCTGTCCCCGCTACCAAAGAAAACAAGGACTTACGGCAGATACACCGTAAGTCCTTTTTCTTTTCCCAACACTCTTCCCAACAGGGGCCGCAAATCAGCTTGCCAGCTTGAAAATATCCTCTCCCTGCTTCAAGGCTTGGCTTGCGTAGCTTACGCCGCTCTTGACCGCACCGGGCGACACGTCCAGAACCTTGGCGATTTCGGACGGCGGCATTTCAAGACATTTGTTCAATATATAGTAGTTGGCGTAAGCCGGAAGCTTGTTCAGCTTGCTTTTTGCCTTGGTCATGGCCCCGCGTCTGCCGTTCTCTCGCTTGCCCTCATCAAAGAGGGCAATCACGCGAAACAATTCCTGTAACGAGGCGTGATAGCTTTTCCTCGCGGCCTCCTGCGTCCTGAGGTCATACTTCACGGCCAAGTCCTGATAGCTCCACCGATTGAAGAACCGATCAATGAAGATGCCCATCCGCTTTGTCCGGGGAACGAACATGCCCCAAAACTCTTCCGCGTCTTCCATGCTGACCGCCGCCAGGATGTTGCCCTTCTGCTCATGAACGAAATGGGAGAACGGTCTTGCCCGCCCACTGGAATCAGGCCACAAGACGGCAATCCGATCCCCGTCCTTCGTGATTTCCTGGCGCTCTAGGTAATGCTTGTACGTCTCCCGGTTGATCTCCTGCTCAACCGGCGCGCATGGAACGGTGCAGCTCTTGCGCTTCCGGCATTTCTTGCAAATGTCATTCATGCGTAACCCCCGTCACAACTCCGCAAGTCTCTTGATCCGGTTGTTCACCCGCATACCGTCCAGGGACAGACGCCCGGAGCGGTAGAGGTCGAACCGCGTCTTTCCAAGCACGGAACGCACGAACGCCGGGTCTTCGTTCAGCATCTTCCGCATCCATTGGGAATAGCTGCCCTTGAAAAAATCCACGTTCTGAACGGTCCAGGCGGTAGACGTGCTGCCGTCTCTGTGCTGCACCGTCCGCCCGGAATGGATCACGGCAGGCCGTTCAACGCCCCCGCTCTCCAAGGCCGTCACCGGCACATAGGTACAACGGCAGTTGAAATGCCTGGGCAGTTCCGGGCGGGCCTCGCCCTTGGGGAAGAACATGCCGTCATCCGCGCCGCAGACAACGCACGTCCGCCCGTCCAGCGTGGCCGTATAGCGCCACCCGGTCAGCACGTCCCCGAAATTGGCCTCTATGCTCGTTTCCTTGGCGTAGTTCATGGCCGAAAGCATGGAGGTCCGCGCAAGCCCCTGAAGGCCGGGAATACTGGCTTCCACCCCGTGCTTGCCCATGTAGGCCGCCGCCTCGCGCACACTCATTCCCTGCAAGAGGGCTTGCCGGGTAGCCCGCACGATGCGTTCCGCCGCCCCGGCCTCGATCTTGCTAAGCCATTCATTGATAACCAGGCCGTCCACCGTGGCCGACTCGAACCACGCCTTCGCGGTCTGCTCCCCGATCCTAGGCAGGACCACGGACGCCCCCACCTTGCGGCCCACAAGGTCCAGGGAGAACGCCGAAGTCGCCCCGGTCACGTCCTCCCCGGCGGCGTAGAGAAGATTCCCGGCCCGTTTGTAGGTGTCGGCAAGCACGGCCTCGATCTCGGCCTTCAGGGCTTGCAGGAACCGCTTACGCTCGCGGTAGCTGGCCTCGGCAAGCTTGCCCCGGAGCATCCGCACGTCCAGGGCCGCTATCTTCTCCGAAAGCTCTTCGCGGGCGCGGCGAAGCTCCCGCACCATATCGGCGGCAAGCTGGTTTGCCCTTCCCTCGACAAGATGCGCGTATTTCAGAAAATCGTCCTGCATGGTTAGTTCGGGGCGTAGCAGTAGAAGGAAACCGAAACCGGGAGCGTGTACCACTCCTCTTCCACGATGGCCGGGCCGATGCCCGCGCCGGTAAGCACCACGTCCAGCCCGCCAGGAGAGGCAAGGCGCGTCCCCCGCTTGAAAAGCTCCACAACGGTTTCCGCCGTGGTCAGGGGTTCGCCCCACCCTTCCCCAAGGGGATAGACCACGCTTACCTGAAACACCCCGGCATGGCGGTTCAGGCCGTTTTCTCCCAAGGTTGCCTGAAATGGTGTCGCTGGCAGGAAATGAGGCTTCAGGAACGCTTGTCCCGGCTCAGGGGTATAGCACGTCCCTTCCCAGGCCACGGGCAAGTCCCCGGTCAGCCAATCGAGACGGTCATTTAAGGCTCTCTGTATCTCGCTGAAGACGCTCATATCACTTGAAGGTCAGCTTGAAGCCCTTGCCCTTCCAATCCTCAACCGTCACCCGGATCATGCCGTTCGGCGCTTGCTGGCTATGGCCGTATTCCAGCGACAGGGCATAGGGGAGCGCGTTGGAAATGTAGATGGGCTGCTTCAAGTCCTGCATAGTCAGATTGTTGAGCTTGGCGGTCTGCTGCATGGCTACCGATGCGGGGTCGGGATAATTGCCGCCCGTGGGCTCGTGCGTGGTGTCGGGCTTCCCGAGACCGATACGCCAGGAGGCGCGGGCGCAACCCGTATCAACCGGCGTCCGGGTCACGATGTCCGTAAACATGCCGATCACGATTTGCTTGACCGCCTCCACCACGGCCCGTTCCGCCTTTTTCCTGAAGGCCGCCACCTGCTGTTCAAATCCCATGTTCACCCCCGAAGTTGAATGGTCCACACGGCTTCCGCCGGATCGGCCTTCACGGACGCAACGGAATAGGTCTGCCCGCCGATCACGAAACGGCCTCGCACGTCCGGTTTGTCCGCAAGAGAAGTCCGGGGAACCAGAAACTTCCGATCCGTAGCCAGGATGCCGCCGCCGGAAATGAACACTTCCCCCTGGCTGTAGCGGGTCAGGACGCCGGAACAGGCATGGTCCGTGTAGGTCGTGACTGTCTGCCCCGTGTCAGGATCAAAATCCCCGAAAGCCGGTTCCCTGTAGACCGCCGAAACGGTCAGGTCGCCAAGCGCCCCGAACGCGGCCCCCGCCGCCTTGCGTATGGCCGTGGTCAGGCTCATCGGTTCACGCTCACGCTTCCCAGGTTGCCGCGCCGTCCGCCCAGGTGGGAGACCAGGGCAAACACGGTGTCGGGAATGGGCTTGGGCCTGTCCGCCCGGTCAATGTCCATTTCCACGGTGTCCACCTTGATACGGCTGAAGCCCCCGGTCTCGGGCATGGCCGCGAGGTCCGAGCCGAGCAGCAGCAAGGCAAGCTCGCATTGGGCGTCCTGCACGGCCTGGGGAACCGTGTCGGCTTCAATGTCCGGGAAGCCCCTGCGGGGCCATTCCAGGCTTTGCCCGGCCTCGGCCTTGACGTGCTTCCAGGCTATGCGGGCGTCCAGCATCCGGCAGGCCGTGAGAAGCGCCTTTTGCCGGTCCGCTTCCACGGCCCCGGTCCAGGTCTCGGAGTGCAGACGGTTCCCGAAATAGGCCGTGGCTTCGGCTTCGGAAACGTAGCTGTTCATTCCTTTGGTCACGATGGGCATGGGCTACCGCCTCTTGACCGGGGCCTTGCGCTGCTTGGGCTTGTCTTCAGGCTGGGGAAGCTCATAGCCCCCGGAAGCGAGGCTTTCCCGCGCATCCACGGGTTCCATTGCCTCAAGCTTTCCGGTTTCCTTGTTTCGCAGGTAAATCTTGCTCATTGTCAGGTCTCCTTTCGGAAAGGGGCGGGTCGCCCCGCCCCGTTGCCGTTAGTTGCCGATCCAGGCCGTGAAGTTGATCCCGGTAGCCACAGTGCCGGAAACCGTGGTGTAGGCCCGGACGTACCGGAACACGGTTCCGCCCTTCTCGTTTCTAAAGGGCAGGACGTACCGGCCAGTTTCGCTGTCCTGGTTGCCGCCCACCACTTCAGCGGCCCCAAGGTTCAGCACGGCCAGTTCTTCGATGATCGGACTTCCGGTGGAGAAGTCCGCCGTGTCGCTGCCCTGGATGGCGACGGCGTAAAGCTCGTCATCATCGGCAACCTCGATGGCGGAAACGTCGATGTAGAGCTTTCCCTCCACAAGGCCGCCCCCCAGGTCCAGAACGGCGGCTTCCCCGCCCACCGTAGCGGCGGCGGAAGAGGCCACAAGCCCGGCGTCCTTCAACACAAGCTGGGTATCGTACATAGATTCCTTCATGGTTCTTGCTCCTTAGGCGTTCTTGATGCCGCGAAGGCGGGCGGCGGCGCGGGGATGGAACACGGCCATGCCGCAAATCCATTCAATCAGGGTCCGGTAGGCGGTCCCGCCGGAATAGAGCCCCATATCCAGCACGTCCATGCCGCCGCACTGAAGGCCGGAAACCCATTCCTTGACGCCGAAGCGCACGGCATAGATGGAGGTGCAGACCGAAGAGCCCCCGCCGGGAGCGGCTTCGGCAAAGCTCAGGATGGCCGCGCCGGTCTCGTCATCCTCGATCACGGCCATAGGAACGCCCGCGTAGCTGGAAAGCTGGCGTCCGAAGGCGTCCGAAACGGTCTCGGTAGCCTGCCCGGCGGCGCGAATGAGCTTGTTCACCTTGCGGCGCATGGTCTTGTTCATGAACAGCACGTCCGGGCCGCCCTGCACCGCGTCAATGAGTTCGTCCAGCTTGTCCAGGGTCAGGGTGTCGCCCCCGGAGGTGCTGCCCATGTCAATGAGCTGGTCCCCGGTCAGTCGCACCTGAAGGCCGTCGAATTCCTTGGGGCTCGACTCGGAATCGCCCTTGAAGAACGTCTTCGTGAACCGCAGGGCGGCGGCCTTGGCCTTCAGGCCGTCATGAATGGCCCGCAGGCTATTCTTGTTCCCCTGCGTCTTCACAAGGGCGCGGTCCACGTCAGACACGCCGCCCAGGATGGACAGGGTTTCCGTCACCGGGTTGATGGTCCCCGTGGACTCCGTATAGCTCTCCCCGATCCCACGGAAGGCGATGCCCGGCAGGGCTTCTTCCTGGTTGTACTTGTAGGAATCCGAAGAGACCGGCAGGAACGGCAGACGTTCCAGCACGGCGGAGGTACGGGGAAACACTTCGATCACGCCACGCTGAAGGGGCGTTTCCGCGAGCTTCGCGGCTTCAACCAAAGTCAGGCTCATGGCTTTGACTCCTTACTTGTATCCCGCCTCGCGCATCTGAAGCGGGCTCATTGCGTCATAGTTGGAGGGCTTCTTTCCGCCCCCGGCCTTGTCCGAATCAGGCCCGTGGCTTTCCCTCGGGGCGAACAAACCTTTCTTGGAAGCGGCGCGAATCCACTTGATGCGTTCCGCCGGGGGCAGGTCGGGAACCAAGTCCCGCATGTCCTCGGGGATGTCCTCAAGCAGTTCGTCCACCACGCCGGAAAGGGTCTCTTCCGCCGCCTTGCGCTTCTGGTTCACTTCGTCAAAGCGGCTCTTGGGAATCATGTTCTCGCGGTTGTCGGGCGCGTTTCCGTTGCCGTTGGTCTGGGCCTCTTCCTGTGCGCCGTTTTCGGGGGCGGGTCCGTGTTCGTCACTCATGGTCACATCTCCTTTTTACGCCTGGGACGGCGGTACGAAATATCAAAGCTCCCCTTCGCCCAAGGTCTGCCGTTCGGCTTGAATGGACAAAAGGTAGGCAAGGGCATCCTCGCGGGTCTGAAGGTCCGGGTTACGCGCAAGGGCCACGTCCACCGGGCTGATGATCCCCATTTCAAGCAGACGCTCCCACCGGGAGACCTGATCGAGCGGGGACATGGCGGACTTGGGCTCGTAGAAGTCGATCTGAAGGCTTGCTGCCTCGGACAGGGGCTTGCCGGGATTGTGATGGTTCCACACGGCGCGGAT